TGGCTACAGGAAGCGCATTCTCGAAGAGGCGTTGAATGACCCCGACTATCGCAAGCGGGTCATGGAGGCGATGAAGGGCCAAGCCATGGCGACCGGTTCATCCGTCGCCCGGCCCGCAGGACAGATCACCCAGCCCAAGGCTCCGACCGTGCCATCGCTGTCGAACATCGGCGCGGGCGGGGGAGATCAGCAGACGCAAGAACCCTCCGACATGCAGTTGTTTCGCACAGCCGTTTCAGCAAAGCGGCGCTAACGGGCTCGCACTTGCGATGCCCAGACGCCGCTAACCCCAAGGGGTTACGGCAATGCTTACGAGCAACCACGTCAACAATGAACTGATCAAATTCCGCCGTCAGGTTATTTCCGACTTCCTGCGGCGCTCGCGCTTCGATCCCTTCATGGGTGAAAGCTCGACGAGTGTGATCGTTCGCCTCGCGGATCTTGAGGCGGACGGCAAGGAGATCAACATTCCGCTGGTCAACCAGCTCACCGGCGACGGCGTTGGTGCCGGTACGCTGCGCGGCAATGAAGAGCAGATGGACTCCTACGGCTTCCCGGTCTGGGCGGACTGGGGACGCAACGCGGTCGCCAACAACCGCGCCAGCAACAAGGAGTCGTCCTTCAACGTGCGTTCGACCGCGCGTGATCTGCTGCGTGGCTGGGCGCGTCGCATCGTTCGCGACGACCTGACTGATGCACTGTCATCGATCCCGACCTCGTCGATCCAGCCCGGCCGCCTCAACGCTCCGGGCAACCGCGTCAACGGCCTCCGCTGGAGCGCAGCGACCACCGCGCAGAAGAACTCGTGGAATGTCGCCAACTACGACCGCATTCTCTACGGCGCCAAGGTCGCCAACTACACCTCGACCGTTGCCGCGTCCCTGCTCAACGTCGCAGTCGCGACCGACAGCATGACGGCGGCGATTGGCTCGTTGGCGAAGCAATTCGCAAAACAGTCCGGTGTCGATCCCTCGAACCCGGGCACCTACAACGGGCGTCCCAAGATCACGCCGTGGGAGATCGAAGAACTCGACGAGGAAATGTTTGTCTGCTTCCTCGGTGATCGCGCCTTCAAGTCACTGCAAAACGACCCGACGATGTTTCAGGCGAACCGCGACGCCCGCGCACGCGAGGGCGATCCGACCACGAGCAACCCGATCTTCACGGGTGGCGCGTTGAAGTACGACGGCATTCTCTACAAGAACATTCCCGAGATCACCCAGCGCCTGTTGCTGAAGGGCGCAGGTGCTGCGGGCGTGGATGTCGAGCCGTACTTCATGTGCGGTCAGGCGGCGATGGCTTACGCGACCGGCCAGATGGCGCGCCCGACCACGCTTGAGGATGGTGACTATGAATTCGTCACCGGCCTCGGCATCGAAGCCCAGTACGGCGTCGCCAAGATCGCGAAGGCACCGCAGTCGGTTGCTGGCGCGACCGCTGGCGACCTCATCGATTGGGGCATGGTCACCGGCTTCGTCGCCGCTGCGGCTGCTGCCTAAATCCAACATCGAAGCGGCGCGGAAATCACTCCGCGCCGTTGTCTTTTGACCCGGAAAGGGAACGACAATGGTCTATCGGAAAGATTGGAACCAGCCCGCCGCTGGTGGTCAGGGCTTCGCGCGCACCATGAAGTGCTTCGGCCGCAAGGTGAACCTCAACGCCATCGATCTCGGCACCACCGGCAACGTCGTCGGCCTGTTCATGGTGCCGGAAAACTTCGTGATCGTGGACATGATCGGCCCGGCCATGCCGGGGTTCGGGACCGCCTTGGTGGTCTCGATTGGTGATCCCGGCAACACCGCGCGCTATCTATCGGCGTCGGGTGCTCTCGCAGCCGCAGGCGCGGTGCCGGCGATGGCGGCGACCGGGCAATTCTTCCGCACGTTCTCGCCGACCGAGATCCAGATGCTGATCACGACGCAGTCCTCGGCGCCCACGCCCGGCATCTTGGAACTTTACTTCCGGGGCTTCACTTGGTGAGGCCTGACCGTTTCATGTGAAACCCAACCATTGCGACCACGAGGGAACCGTCAAAATGAAAAAGATGTCAGTGACCTACAAGGCCCCGCCGGGCGACAACAAGGTCGTCGAGGCATTCGGCCATACCTTCTTCGATGGCAAGTCCGAGGACGTCACCGTCGATGACGACATCGCCGAGAAGCTCAAGGGCAACACCAGCTTCACCTGCAGCGAGCCGACCGACGTCAAGTCCGGCGACGTCCAGCCGCCGACCGAGGCCGAGATCAAGGCCAAGGAAGACGAGGACAAGCACAAGCTGGAAGCGCAGGGCGGGCCGCCGCCCCAGCGCGGCGCCGTGCTCAACAAGCCGCCGGGGCCGGCACAGCCGCCGCCTGAGCCCGAGTGGAAGCCCGACGACAAGGAGGCGGGCGCAAGCTCGAAAGGCTTTCACCAGCCCGGCACCCAAGCAGGCCGCGACAAGTAAGCCGGCACCCGTGAAGCGTGCGCCGGCCAAGAAGGCCGCGAAGACGAAGAGCCGCCGTTAGGGCGGCTCTTTTCATTTGGGAGCGGGACGGATGAACCTGACGCACACCTCGGCGGATCTGGTCAACCGCGCCGCCGCGATCCTCGGCAAGTATGTCGCGGGCGAGGCGCTCGGCACCATCGAGTACGAGACCATCGACCGCTGCATCGACGATGTGCTCTCCGAGATCGGCAAGATCGTGGTGGTCGGCGACCGCGACGAGATCCCCAACGAGCTGTTCGAGACCATCGCGCGGCTGGTCGCAATTTATGCGGCGGCCGACTTCTCCAACACGCCGCTCGACCTCGACGCGATCTTTCAGCACGAGATGCGGCTTCGCTATCTGGTGGCGCAGAGCCCGACCTATGAGCCGCTGCGGGTGAATTACTTCTAATGACCGACGTTCCGTTCCCCCTGCTGTCGGCCCCGGGACGGCTCCCGCAGGCCGCAGGGGGCCGCCTCATCAACACCTTCCCGGAGCAGCTCGCCCAGAGCGCGGGCAAGCCGTATGCCTACTGGCGCGTCCCCGGGACGCGACCGTGGGGCACATCAGCGGGCGCCAAATTTCGCGGCGCGCTCGTGGTCGGCAGCACCATCTATGCGGTGATCGACACGGCGGTTTACAGCTTCCCGCTGACGGGCGGCGCGGGCACGGTTCTGAGCGGCCTGCTGCCGGGTGCACTGCCGGTCACCATGGCGCGCAACAATGCGAGCACGCCTGACGTCATTGTGGTCTCGCCGGGTGAGGGTGCGTTTGCCATCACGGCTGCGGGCGTCGTCGCCTATCCAGCCAGCGGGGTCGGCATCCCGAATGCGGTGGTTTTCCATCGCAGCTTTTTCATCTTCACCTATGGCAATGGCGCGACGCAGGCCTCGGGCGTCAACTCGACCTCGATCAATTCGCTCGACAGCGCCCACGCCGACAGCAAGCCCGACCCGTTGCAGCGTCCGATCCCGCTCGGCAACGGCCAACTCCTGTTGTGCGGCGATGCCTCCATCGAGGTCTGGGGCGGCGATCCGAATGTCGGCGTGGCCGGTTATCCCTTCGTCTACATCCAGACCATCGCGCGCGGCATCGTCGGCCAATATGCGATTGCGGGTCACGAGGATGGCTGGGGCAACGGCATCTATCTCGTCGGCGACGACTTCCGCGTCTCGTTCCTCGACGGCTACACGCCGACGCCGATCTCGACGCCCGACATCGATCTCTTGATCGAGAACGACCCGAACAAGTCGAGCATCCAGCTCTCGGTCTACGTCTCAATGGGGCACGGCTTCGTGGTGGTGAAGGGCACCAACTGGTGCTGGGAATTCGACATCAATTTGAAGTCTTGGCACGAGCGGCAGTCGTATCTCAGTCCGACATGGCGCGGCCTGCTGCCGTTCAAGGCTTCGACCCAGTGGATCTGCGGCGACACCAACACCGGCAATCTCGTCGCGCTCGACGGCAACAGCAAGACCGACTTCGGCAACCCGCTGCGGATGCGGATCGAGACCGGGCCGCTCGGCAGCTTTCCCAAGATGGCGCGCGTCAACGGCATCGAGCTGCAGCTCACCAAGGGCGCGGGCGTCGCCACCGGCATCGACCCCTACGAGACCGATCCCAGCGTCGAGATCTCGATCTCGCGCGACGCCGGCCAGACATGGACCAGTCCGCGCGTCGTCAAGATCGGCCGGCAGGCGCTGACGGCGCAGCGCGTGCGCGCCGCGATCTGGGGTCAGGCCGACGTGCAGGGCGTGCGCTGGCGTTTCGATCTCTCCAGTTCGGTGTCGTTCGGCTTCATGGGCGCCGACATGCAAGCGGACCCGCTGCGATGAAGATTGCGCTGCCGTCCCAAGCCGTTCAAGTCGATACCCCCGTCGGCGTCGAGCCGACTTGGTATCAGCGGCTGAAGCAGATTGCGACTGCGGTCAATAGCGGCGCGATTGGCGGCGGCCAACTCGCCACCACTGCAGTGGCCGGGTTCGGATTTTTACCGACATGCGCGGGACCACCGACCGGCGTGCCAGTGCCGCCGCCCGGTACGGCGCTCGGCACCACGCTCGCGCAGGCGGGCTTCGCGCCGGTCGTGTTCGACACCACCAACAACAAGCTTTGGATCTTCAACAACGTCACGGGCGTCTGGAAGGGCATCGTGCTCACATGAGCGGAGCTGGGTGATGGCTGGATTTTTTTCCGATCTATTTGGCGGCGGCGCGATTGAGGACGCAGCCAACCAGAACAAGGCGCTGACGCAGCAGTACGGCACCGACGCGCAGGGTTATCTCACCACCGGCTACAACACCGGCACCACCAATCTCAACAAGCAGATCGGCGCTTACGATCCGCTCAACACGCTCGCGGGCAAATACAATCAGGCGGGTGATCTCTACCTTGGCGCGCTCGGCGCCAATGGCCCGCAAGGCACCGCAGCGGCGCAGGCGGCGTTCCAGAACGCGCCCGGCTATCAGCAAGGCCTCGACGCGGCGCTCGGCGGCATCAACCGCTCGCAGGCACTGAAGGGCATGGCCAACAGCGGCGCCACCGACATCGACGCGCTGACCTACGCGCAGAACCTGCAGAACCAGCAATACAACAATTGGCTGACAAATTTGTCGGGCGCGGGCCAGACCGGCGTCAACCTCGCGGGCAACGTCGCGAGCGGGCAGGCTACTGGCTACGGCAACCTTGCCAATCTCGCGCAGACCTATGCGACCAATCAGGCTGGCGTCGCTGGCAACGTGCTGAGCGGGACCACGGCTGCGAATAATCAGGCGGCGCAAGCCGAGACGGCGGGTGCGCAGAACCTGCTCAATGCGGGCCTCAAGATCGCAGGCTTCGCGGCGGCACCGTTCACGGGCGGGTTGAGCGCGGCCATCGGATCTGGCCTCGGCTCACTGGGCATGACCTACGGCTCGCCCGGCAGTGCGAGCAGCAATCTGTTCGGCCCTGTGGCGCCGGGGAGGTAGGCCATGGCGATCAACCCGATCCAGTTTCCGC